GAAAAATCGTCTGTCACGTTCACACGCCCTTAATCTACCGCCCATGCAAGCATTACCTTTCTTAACCCCTCCCCTCGTACGTATTCTCTCTTTCCCAGTTAAATGTCAACGTCTTACTGCGTTTCAAAGTCCAGAAAAATCATTTTCATGTTGTTTCCTTCTAAAATTCCGCCCCGGCCCTTTCCGACCGGGGGCGCGTAACGTCAGCGTTTACCGTTCTTCTTTTTACCGCCGGCGAACTTTTTGTCTTCTTTCTGCGGAGTCTCGGCCTTGCGGGCCTTCTCCACTACAGATTTTGACTGAGAACCTTCCCACGGATCGGACGCGCCTGAAATCGGCTCTCCGTCACCCACGAATCGTATTCCGTTCAGGTAATCCTTGATCGTAATTGCTCCGCGCTGGTTTGCCACAAACGCGACTTTTGCGTCAACGTAGCAGCCCGCGTAGAACACGTCATGCGACGGGTTGACATACAGTCTGCCTTTCGGCCGGAAACCGCCGTCCACCTGTTCCGCAGGTGCGGACGGGTACAGAACCCGGCAGCCTTCGGTCTGAGACGGGACAAACTTCTTTTCGTCGAAATGCTCTAGAGCTACGTCCGGGTGCCAGCCCTGGACTTTCATGGCTCCAAACGTTTTGCGAATGGTGCGCAGAAGCTCGTCAAGTTCTTTGCTTTCCGGAATCTCAATCCCTGCTTTGAAGTTGTACGTTTTCGTGCCTTCGTAATCGCTTTCGACCGCTTCGCTGATTCCATCATGAATCAGGCGAACGCCTGTGAACATGACTTCCACGCCGCGACCGGTTACTGTGACGGATTCGATGCACGAACCGCTTTTTTTCTTTTCTTTCGTTTTCAATTCTTTCACCTTTTTTTAGTTTTCTTCGTTTCTGTCGTTTTCGTTTCTTTCTGCACCTCCACTTTGAGCACTTCTCTGGTTGTTGTCACTATGTATTCAGCTGCCGGGGCAAGCTCGAACCCTGCTTTTTCTAGCTGACTCGGGGTTTTCAGTTTCTGCTCACAGATTGTGTCTGCACGGACTCCTAGAGCTTTCGCAATCATTTCTGCGTCAACGTCCTTCGAAAACACCCGCGCGGCGTTCTGGCGCTCTACCCGGGTCCCCGGGATGGGCGCGCCGTTTTTTGCAAGCTCAACCGCATAGTGCCGAATGTCCGCAATTGCGGCAGCGGCAATCGAAAGCGTTTTTAAATCTTCCGCCGTGAGCTTCTGCATTTTCTCTTTACGGTGTCCGTCCGTTCCGAATGTCTCGGGGTCCGCAAATCGTTTCAACTCGTCGCGGAGCTGGACACACACAAAACGTTTAGAGCAGAACCGGCACTGCTCGCCGGGCTTCGGCTTCTCTGCGCGTTTCACGCTTTTGAGTATTGCGCCAAGCTTTGACTGTGTTTCTTCCATAACCTGCTTTGCGCTCCGGGTGAAGCTCTTTTGCTGGTTCAAACGCGGGGACACGAGCGACAGGAGAACGCTTTCTATCCGGTTCCGTGCTGCAGGGGTCATCCCCATGAGAATCAGGAACGCGTAAAACTCAATCTGCGCGGGGCCCAGGTGGTCAACGCCTGCCGGCCCGGTCTTCCAGTCCACGACATACAACACGCCTTCGCGCAGGTTATACGCATAGTAGTCAGGACCGCCGGACAACTGCCACGGGCCAGAAGACACTGAAAGCCTTTCTTCTATATGTTCCACCAGTCCGGGGGCCTTGTCCGGCAGGAAACGACGCACCTGTTCAATGTCCGCAGCGATCTTTGCATGTTCCCCGGTTCCGTCATCCGCGAAGTCTTCCCGCTCTTCCATGAGCTTTCTCGAAAATTCGATTGTGAGGCTCGCCGGGCATTTCTGCGCAATTGCGAACACCGAACCCGACAGATACAGATACAGTTTCAGTTTTGATTTCATTTCTTTTTTTTCTCCTTTTTTTCCGGTCAGATACCGCAGACGCGGCCGGTGCATGTCCTGCTTTCCAGAACTGTGCAGCACCAGAAAATCAATACACCCGTGCCCGTAAAGCTGCCGGTGCTCCCGTTCAACCGTATCAAGACAACTACACATGGTTTTTTCCCCGATGCTTATTGCAGAGGGCCAGCAGCACGTCTTTCCATTCACCCCAGAATTTAAGCGCGTTCGAGTCCATGGAGCTGATTCTTGAGTCGTCGTATTCAGCCCATTGCTTATGACTGTGGAACTCGCATCCGATCTGCATGTGCTCGTCCCAGATCGTGACAAACCACCGCAAATTCGAAATCTGAATCGGGGCCTTTGTGACAGTGACGTCTCTCCCGTTTGCATCCTGAAGGATTGCGCCCTGAAGATATGCGCCCTGAAGGTCCGCGTCCTGAAGGATTGCGCCCTGAAGGATTGCGCCCTGAAGGATTGCGCCCTGAAGGATTGCGTCCTGAAGGTCTGCGTCCTGAAGGTCTGCGTCCTGAAGATATGCGCCCCGAAGGTCTGCGCCCTGAAGGATTGCGCCCTGAAGGATTGCGCGGTTTCCGCCTTTTCCCTTCAGCCATCGCCTGTGACTCGACAAAATTTCCTGCAGCACTTCGGGAGAAATCTTCATACAAACCCCCTGACGCCTGTTTCGGTGTCATGCAATGTATCCAGATTTCCAAGTTTCGCGCGGACTGCTTCGGCCATACGTACCTCAACGTCAATGTCTGAATACAGAATGGACTGGATGGCAGCGGACTCTGCCCCCGCGCGGTGAATGCGGCCCAGTGTTTGCTTCAGATTCACGGCGGACCAGTCCGGCATAATGAGCGAGTAACGCGGCTTTCCGTTTATGTCGTGCAGGTCAAGCCCCACGCCGCCGGACTGCAGGTTGCACAGAATGACCGGCGTTTTGTTTTCCTGAAACCGCAGACGCTCCGCTTCCCTTTCTTTCGCGTTCTGCCCCCCGCGAATCACTGCCGGGTTGACGCCGCCAAGCTGGACTTTAAGCTCATTAATCGTCTCGTTGAAATTGCAGAACACTGCAACGCTGTACCCTTCGTCTATAAGATCATCTACTTTCTCAAGCACAAAAGGGATCTTGGCTTTTTCGGAAGCCTGCCGCGCGCGAAGTTCTTTTACCAGATGGTCCCCGCCCGTCTTTTTGTCTCCAGCGCGTAACGCTTTGAAATACTCTTCATACGCTTTTTTCAACGCGGGGTCTTCCTGACTGGAAACGATTTCCACGGATACATGGTTTTGCCGGAACATCTCACCCGCGTCTTCAATTGACATGGCGGAAACAAAAGGCGCAATGCGACGGCGGGTCAAATCCATAGAGTCTTGATTTTTCGGCAGCCATGACCCGCCCCATTTGTTCTGCTCATAGTAGTATCCGCAGGCGTACATAAACGCGGAGAAGCTGGACGTGTTCGCCAGATTCCAGGCGTCATTCCATGCCCGCAGGTGTTCGGCGTGGTGGGCAATTGTAGCGGACAGCGCAAGAATTTTGTAACCGCTCCGCGCAATGCGCAGCATGGTTTTCGCATTCCCGGTTTTGTGGTTCTTGCACCGATGTGCTTCGTCATAGATGACAAGAGCATTTTTTGGAAGGTTGATTTCTTTCGGTGTGACGAAGCCTTTCGATTTTGTCAGCGATTCGTAATTTACGGACACGAGGGGGACGCCCAGCGCGGCAGCGGTGCGCCGCCATCCCGGGAGCGTTCCAAGCGGGGCCACAACGGCGGCAGGCCGGCCAAGTTCTTTTGCAACCGTGAGCGCACAAATTGTTTTACCGGTCCCGGTTGCACTCAGATCAAGCGCACCGCGTTTTGTTTCGAGAATCTGGATCAGGCGGTCAACATGCCGCCGCTGGTATTTGTAAAGCTTCATGATCTGGACCCCCAGCGAACGGGAAGACCTGACAGCAAAGGAGGGAAAACTTTCCCGCTGTGTGAAGTGTGGGAAATTAGATCCCCATCCGAGGAAATCACAATCACAGTGTGACCTACGATTTTACCTCTATTTTCATACGCGACCGCGTAGACCGCACGGAGTGGGTTATTGAGAGCTTTCCTGATTGCACCCATTCCGGTTCTGGTATTTCTTATCGCCCACACGCACCCGTCAAAACCGGTGAATGTGAAGCCCCGAAGTTCCCCTGTCGCGTTTATCTCAATCGTCTCTGTGGTTTCCATTCCTTCGTTACTCCTGCCGGATGAATCCGAACCTGACGACATACAGACACAGCACGAATCCGCCGTCAATAGTAAAATAATATTTTTTTACATGCCCTGACCGGAGCCGTCTTTCTTATAGAAGAGACCCGCATCCGAAGGGGGCGTGTATGGCATAATAAATTTTCTCAAGTATCTAATCCCACAATCCCACAATCCGGGGCCGTTTTTTGCGCTTTCTGTTTACTTATCAAATGTAACGTGAACAAATGACGGTAACCGGCGAAAGCCGAAAAATGAATGACGTTATTCGATTTTGGGACTGGGGAGCGTGTGAAAAAGTACTGAAAAACAGGGCTTTTTTGTAAATATTGGAATTTCTGTCCCAGAATCCCACAATCTGAGAGGGGCGTTTTTCAGGGTACTGCCCGGAATGACAGACCGATCGGTCTGCCCATTTTTCGGGCCATTGTCCAAAAACAGGTTTTCGATCTGGATTGTGGGATTCTGTATTTTTCAGCCCGGAAACACGCAGGACCGGGATTTTCTAAAAACACCCAGAAAACAGGGCTTTTCTGTGCGAAAGTGAAACTTGCAAAAACTATACTTTCCCACAATCCCACAATCCCATAATCTTTTTATATTTAATACTAAAAGTACGATACTACACATATGTACTACTATACATATGTTTCTTTTTTTTCTCTATAAAGAGAGATGAATTTCACATTGTGGGATGGGATTGTGGGACGGCCTGTTTTGTTAATGTTACATTTATTTACTTGTCTTCCTGCACGGTGTGTGCGAGTGTTCACACATGGGATTCACAAAGCTAGATCCGGCTAAGCTGCCGGCGAAAAAAGAGGGATGGACGAAAGCGGAACTTGCGGCACGGTACAAAACGTCGGTCAACGTCATAGCTGTCTGGTTTTCACGTCTGCGGAAAACGAAACACTACACTGTGGAGCGTGTGCGGACGCCTGACCGTTACATAGTGCGCAGAGCAAAGAAGAAATGAAAGAGAAGCCGAAGAAAAATCAAAAGCGTTCTGAGCTTGAGATTTCTTTTGAAATCAATTTCGCGAAGAAGCTAAAGCGCGCGGGGTTCACCGTTGAAACTCAGTACGAAATCCCCGGTCACCTGTTCAAATACGATTTCAGGTTTTTCCGCTGCAGGATGCCCTCCGGCGTGTACGATGAAATTCTACTTGAGGTAGACGGCAACGGTCGCGGTCATACTACAGTGGCAGCGCGTGAGCGTGACGCGCGGAAAGGGAACGTCGCCGTGCAGAATGGCTTTCAGTTTTTCCGGCTGACCGGAAAGCACTTCCAGCGCGGGCTGCCGACAAACTATGTGCACGAGTTAGTAGATTGGATTATCAAAGGACGGTGAACTATGGGTGTTAGAATCAGTGACCACCGTCGAAGGTTTCTTCTCCCTTCTGAAACGCGGACTCTACGGAACATTTCACGCGGTGAGTCGCAAACACCTTCACCGCTACGTGTCCGAATTCCAATTCCGCTACAACGCAAGAAATATCAACGATGGAGAACGCACCGCGCTCGCAATCCAAAGTGCAGTCGGCAAGCGTCTTGTCTACAAATGAAGCAATTCCGCTTTATCGACCTTTTCTCGGGTGTCGGTGGATTTCATTTGGCTGCCCAAATGAACGGCGGGGAGTGTGTTTTTGCGAGCGAAATAGATGGTGAGGCCTCAAAGGTTTACGCGCATAACTTTGGCATAAAGCCGTCTGGAGATATTACCAAGATCAGTGCTGATGAAATCCCCGATCACGAAATGTTGTGTGCCGGGTTTCCGTGTCAGCCTTTCAGTATCATTGGAAATCGCATGGGGTTTGATGACATCAGAGGAACCCTCTTCTTTGAAATTGACCGTATCCTCCAAGTGAAAAAACCTCCTTTGCTCGTTCTTGAGAATGTCAAGCAACTCGCCACACATGACGGGAAACGCACAATAGGCCGCATTTTGGAACGGCTGGAAATTCTCGGGTATAAGACAAGCTGGAAAGTTTTGAATGCGCTTGATTATGGTCTCCCGCAAAAACGCGAGCGGACAATCATCGTCGGATTCTTGAACCATCAAGCAGAGTTCAATTGGCCGGAAAAAATCCCCGACTACGCACCGTTGAAATCAATTCTGGAAACAGTAGTCGATACGAAATACTACGCAAGTGAGATGATCCGCCGTAAACGCAAGAAAGCTCACAAGAGCAAACATGAAGTTTCGATTTGGCATGAGAACAAAGGCGGAAACATTTCCAGCCATCCGTATTCGTGCGCGTTACGAGCTTCTGCATCGTATAACTACCTACTGGTAAACGGAGAGCGTCGTTTGACGCCGCGTGAGATGTTTCGTTTACAGGGATTTCCAGATTCGTTTGAAATCATAGCATCTGACGTTCAGGCAAGGAAGCAGGCGGGGAATGCTCTGCCAGTCCCGATGCTTAAACTCGTAATTCAAGAGGTGCTGAATGCCCAAGCCAAAGCTACGAAATTCCAAAAAAAGCAGGGCAGTCGAAATTCGACCTCTCGGAGAGTTTCCAAAGCAAATTATCTATGACATCTGCAAGTGGATGGTCTACTACTTCGCAGTAGGCAAGAGTGACAAAACTCTCAAAGAGATTGGGTTTGATGAGTCCTGGGTCACGATCCTTGCCCACGCTGTGTCCTGCCAGGACCGCTTTCAAAAAGAACTTGACAGGTGACGGGGGTAGCCGTTCAAAACAGAGGCATGGCGAAAGCGAAACCGCGCGGGCGTCCAATGCCTCAGAACTTGAAACCGTTTCCGAAAGGTGTGAGCGGGAATCCGGGAGGGCGGCCGAAATATAAAGCGATCAGTGAGGCGATACGTCACATTTTGACGTTAGATGACATTGAAAGTTTTGTTCCGTCTACTGTCGCCGAAAAGCTGGCGCTGACGCGAATCCGCCAGGCTATGTTGAAAGGCGGTCTCTATGAAGCCGAGTACGTAACCGACCGCGCAGAAGGGAAAGCTGTTGCAACGGTCCGCAGCACGGTCAACCTTTCGGATGCGGAATTCGTTTTTGATATTCTGAGTCCCGACGCTGCAGGCAGCGAAAAACCGGAAGAGCCTAACGCTTGAAATGGAGGAACTGCCTATGTGCGCCGCAATACAGGGTAACCTAAAAGCGGCTAACGTTTACAAAACCTCAATCGAACCATCAGTTTATGGACAGGAACCCCGGTGTTTACCATGCACCGGGGTTTTTCTTTTATGATCCTGAAAGCGTCCGTTCTCCCCAAGCAAGCACAGTACATTCAGAGCACCGCACCGATTGCGCTTTACTGCGGCGGCGTAGGCGCAGGCAAGACAATTGCGAACGTGCTTCTTACAATGCGCCTTGCGGTTGAGTATCCCGGAATTGACATTCTCGTTTGTGCGCCTACCTACGGGATGTTGCGGGATACGATCATGAGAGAATTCAAAAAATACTGCCCTGATTTTCTTCTGGCGGATTTCAAGGAAGGCGCTTACCCCGAAGCGATCTTTCAACCGGGCGCGAATGGCGCACAGAGCACGGCCCGCTTTCGCGCGTTCGATAATCCGGGAAAGCCGAAGGGCGTAACGGTGGGCGCTGTTATAGCGGACGAAATCACGGAGATGAAAGAGGAAATCCTAGAAGAGATTCTCAGGCGTCTCAGGCAGCAGGGAATGCCAAACTATCTGCGCATGACGACAAACCCGGATTCAAAAATGCACTACGTTTACAAAAGGTACGTGGAGCCCGTGGAAACAGGATTAATGACGTCAGACGACATTGATTACATACACACAACCAGTTTTGAGAATTTCACGCTGCCGGAAAACTCCCTGCAGCAATTGCGGAAACTCGAAAAGCTCCGTCCCGGCCATTACATGCGCTCGGTTCTCGGCATGTGGGGCGATTTTCATGAAGACCGCATTGGGGCTTTCGAAGAGGTTCCGGAGTTTTCGACGCTCTACCGTGTCGCATTCGTTGACACTTCGTTTTCTGACCGGAAGGCCACAGACCGGACTTCTGTTTCGATAGTTGCTTTTGTTCCTCTTGTCGGAAAAGAAAACAGATTCTGGCCGATTGAGTTCACGGGGAAGACCTGGGAGAAAAGTATTTCCAATCCTGACGTCATAAACGACATGCTGCTTTTTCTCGATCGTTTCAAACCGATTGAGACCTGTCTGGAATCTCAACTGGGGGACAGCACCAAAGTTTTCATTGACCGATTCAGGGAAGCTGAAAAGCTCCTGGGGCTGCAGGTCAGAAACCACTGGACCCAGTTTCACCAGACGAAAAACAAACATGAACGGATCATGTTAGAAGTCGCGGGCAACAAAGACCGGATCAAGGTACTGGCGGGCACGGACCTGCCCTATTTGAACGGTGTGGTCAACTACTCAAAAGGGGTTGCGCATGAGGACGAAATAGATTCACTTGCAGGTGCGATCAATCTGTGGCGCACATCGAAGGCCCTCGGGGAATTTATACGGCGCATGGAGCGGAAAAGATGAAAACCCCTGAACTAGTTTTCGGTGTGGTCCCCGCGCAGTACAGAAAGAAAGGTAACACGCCGCCGCCTAACGTTGCCGACATTGCGTTGATTCAGGAATACGGCACGGAGAAGATCCCGCCCCGGCCTGCATTCAGACGAGGGATTGAAGAGGGGCTTTCGAAAAATAAAAAGCTGATCGGCGCGCAGCTCAAGAACATCGCCCAGCGCATCCTGTCAGGCCGCCGGGATGACTTAAAAAGATCCCTCACGGTCATGCTCACGCAGGTTGGAAAAAGCGCGAAAGCGAAAACGAAAGAGATTATAAAAACCGGGGACGAGACTCCGAATGCCCCCGCGACCGTGGCAAAAAAAGGGTTTGACCATCCGCTTTTTGAGACTGGACTGCTTCTAGAAAGCGTGGACTACGAGGTTAAGCAATGAGCAGAAAATGGAGACGAGAACTTGAACGGATGATGAAAGCGCAAATGCGCCGGATGCGTTCGAACAAAGGACCGAAGGCCGGCGGCTGGTTCTGGGCCGGTGAAGAGGGCAAACACTGGCGCTGGGCTGTATGACGTTTTACGAAGACAAGCGCGGGCTGTCATTCTGCCTGTTTGAAAAAAACCTTCTGGTGAGCAATGAGAAGCGCGGGACTCTGCGCGGGCTGCACTATCAGGTTTACCCTTACGACCGCGAAAAGGTCATTCAGGTTATTTCAGGCTCGGTTGTCTTCATGATCCTTGATCTGACGAACGGAAAAGGCCGCTGGCAGCGAATGGCCCCCGGCGAAGTAGTCAGCACGAAAAACTACGAAGCCTGCGGTTACATGACGTTAGCCGATAACACTGTCCTTTATTATGATATGAGCCGGGGCCGGTCTGCGAAACATGAACGCGGCGTTCGCTGGAACGATCCCGGGATTGACTGGGGCGAATACGGGCCCCCTCCATGTGAAGACCTGACAACAATCAACGACCGCGACCGGACTTTCCCGGATTGGAGCCCATGCGAACCATGAGAAAAACGAAATTTCAGAACGTGCCTGCAGTCAAACAGCTTGAAAACCTCCTAGGGGCGATTCAGGTTTTGAAAGAGCTGCCGGTTATGAAACTGGCGGAAAACAAAACGCTGGTACGTGAAATCAAAAACGTGGTGAACGGGAAGGGCCTTGCCAGGCTTCTGTCGGATATCCACAGAGACTATCTTTCAGAAAGGGACTTGAAGAAAAATGAAAGTCCGTACGGTCCGGAGTCTACAGAGTTTCTGCAGTCGTTTGGCAAGTTCAAACTTGCTGCACACGGTGTTTTCGAGAACGCGTACAAAAAAGACCCTGCGAACGTTGTTTACACGTCGCCGATGAAACTTGCAGGAGCGACGGCGTTTAACGCTCCGGAAGCCGGAGAGAAGTTCCAGTCTCTGCAAAAGGAAGTTCAGGCGCTCAAGGAAGCGAAAGAATTCTCAGAGATTTTCAATTCCGTTTTTTCAGACCATGCTCTGCAGATTGGAACACCGATGGACCCGACGCGAATTTCCAGTTACATTGACTATTCCCCGTACATATGGAACTATCAGTACTATCTTTCAATTCCTACGCTTTCACAGACGATTGACAAGGGCATCCAGATTGCTACCAGAGAGATGCCAGACTTTCAGGTAGAAGATGAACAGTTAGACGATTTGCTCACGAAGGTTCTGAAAAGAACGCGTTTCGTTGACCGTATCCGGAAGCTCCTTCTTTACTCTCACCTTTCCCCGCGCGGTTCTCTGTTAGTGCCGATCCAGACGGAGGACGGAGAAATCCGATTCAATGTTTTCAATGACACACAGTTCACTTACTCCACAGGTTACCAGTACGGCAGACTGGATTTCCGGGACGATGGCGCGGAAGGCGTGACGGATGTTTTCGTTCTCGGGACTCTTCTGCGTAACGGCGTGACCGCGCATTTCCTTTGCCCGGGATTCGAGCCGATTTTTGCAATCGGAAAAAACAGAATTTTCCCTCTTAAGGACGCTGCAGAAGCGGTGAACATTTACCTGTACACCGTCAAGGTGCTCTGCATCCGCGCACAGATTCTTGTGCAGAAATGGGGCGGCGAAGGGCAAAACGATACTATGGTTGAACGCATGCGGGCGCTCACCCGTGACATTGACAGTAAACTGTCGCTTTCTACTTCGCTTAACGTTCCAGACGGTGCGGAAATTGACATTCTGAACAATAACCTTTCGGAAGGCTTCGCTAAAATTTCCCCGATCATTACACAATATCAGGGTATGCTTTCCGGAATCATGCCGGATTACTTTTACGGATCGGACACCGCGTACAGCGCAAACAGTTTCAACATCCATGCAACGCACCAGAACATCCGATCGGATTTGCAAGAAGGGCAGATAGAACCGGCAATGCGGTTTGCAATCAACCAGTATTTGAAACATGACAAACGTTTCCAGAAATGGGCTCACCTGGCGGACGATTTCGATCTTGTGTTCCCTTCGCTCTATGAACCGACCGACATGGAGAAAGCGGACATTGAAAAAAAGCGGATCGAAAACATAATCGCTATGGCCGCTTACCCGGAGCTCGAACCGATCTTCAAAGACGCGGATCTGCTCGGGGAAGATTACACGCTGCCGAAGCCGGTGAAACCAGAAACGAAGAACCCGGGAACGGACGAGACCGAACCGCCGGCGGATGAAAGCGAGAAACGCGACGGCGGCGAAATCACTCCTGCGGCATGATCGATATTTTTGAACGGCTCGCCCCCGCTTACGGGCGGGCGGTTCGAAAGCTTGCGCTTGACGTATGGTACGACCGCGCGAACGTCGCGGAGTTTCTGCACCGCGCGGACTATTTCCGCAGAAAATACGAAAGTGAGCTTACGGGGTATTTCAGGGATGCCGGGTACCGGTTCAACCCGCGCAGGATCAAAGAACTTTCTCAACGGTGGCTCGGGGATCAGGTTTTGATTCCGCGAAAGCTCCGAATCATTGCAGACGAAAAACAGGGCAAACTCATTCAACTGGAGGACCTGAACGAAAAGCAGCGCGAAGAAGTCCGGCAGCTCATGCAGGGCCAGAGGGTAGAGGGCCGGGTTTCTCCGGTCGTTTCGTTTGCGGACAACCTCGAAGCGCGCGCGATGCAGCTCGGTGAGGACGCCGCTTTCGATCTTGGCCGGGAAATCAATTCCGACACCGTGCAGAGCAATTCCGACGTCTACGACTGGAACACCCAGGAAGACGCACACGTCAGGCCTACGCACCGGAAACTTGCCAGGAAGTCCTTTTCTTACCGGGATCCGCCCACAACGGTAGACCGTTACGGCCACAGGCACACAGGGAACCCGGGGACGGACTGGGGCTGCCGGTGCTGGGAGACCCCGGGCACCCGACCGCCCCTGCTCAATTTCGTTGTAACGGAGTAAAAAATTATGGTTGACTCTATCCAGTTCCCGGGCTTTGGTGCGGTTGAATTGGCCCCGGATCTTCTGCCCACCATTTGTTACGCAATCGGGGTTCTGTCGGGCCTTGCAATTTTCCCGTATGTAATGGCCCGCGCCGGGCTGGGGTTCAAAACCCTGAAAAAGCAAAAACCTGGCTTCTGGCAGCGCACCTTCGGGGATGCAAAAAACGCTGTGGCCGTGAATGCGGGCTCTGTCGATTTTCAAAAAATCAAAACTGCAGAAATCACAGTTCCGGTCATTGCCGAAGACGTTCTCGTCTATCAGGGCGGAGAACTCGGATCGGCCTACCCTGACACAACGCGTCTTTACTATTCTGCGGAAGCTCTCAGAGATCCCGAATACCTGGAAACCGTTCTCCGTTCTCCATTGCAGGTGCAGACTCACGAAAAGAATACAGGGGAATTCAACCGTGACGTTGACGGATGGCCGATTGCTGCAGAATGGGACGAGACCGAGAAACGCGTAAAGGTGCGCGGCATCCTGCACGGTGAGGAAAATGTGCGTTACGCGGAAGAGAACAAGAACAAGCCGAATTTCGGCACGTCCGCGTACATTAGCTTTCTCGAAATCGACAGGACGCCGGGGATTGCGCCTAACGGGAAACCGTACGACGCGGTAGTGCGTAAGGCCGTGAATAATCACATTGCGATTTTGCCGAATATCAGAGACCCGAAAAACGTAATTCTGGCAATGAACGCTGTCAAGGAAGACGAAAGCAAACTTAAAGACCGTTTGTCTGATTTGCACAGCAAAAAGGACCAGATGAATCGAACGTTGCAAGCCACGCCGGATGACGAACGAGCAAAAACCGCTCTGCGAAACATCATTTCCGAAATCCGGTCAATTGAAAAGAAGCTCGGAACTACGGTTTACAATGAGAAAGACGATGTTGGCCCGGTCAGACGTTCCGGTGTAGCGCGCTCCGTATCCCGCCGGTACACTGACGCGGAAATCGAAGCTGCCGCGAAGAAAGCCGGCGAAGACGATTTGAAAGGGAAATCTTACGAAGAGAAGTTGAAAGCTCTTGGCTTGAAAAATTCAGAGGACGAAGACGAGGACGAGGACATGAAGGAAACTAAAAATTCAGCCGCCGTAAGGGTTACTGTCAGACAATCCGGCGGGTTTCCGGACACTATTCAGGTATCCGATGCGGGGCAGCGTTCTTCTTACGCTGTGGATGCGTATGAAGTCAAGCTTTTAGACGGCCCTGGGTTTCCTGGCTTTGCGGACCTCCCTATCGTTAAGGAAACCGTGAGAAGGAAGAGACAAGAGGATGCGGAGAGGGAACGAATCGAAAAACGCTCTGCGCGTGGATATAATTCAGACGAAAAACAGGAGATTAAAAACATGGACTACGAAGAGTTTAAGGGACACATGAATTCTTACGAAAAGGAAAAGGATTCAGAAAACCAGCTCGTTGAGAAAGTGGCCAACGCGGTTCTCGCAAAAATGAACGCGAAGAACGAAGACGAGCCCGCGAAGGACAAACCAGCGGAAGAGAAGAAAGAAGCCGCAAACGAAGACAAACCAGCGGAAGAGAAGAAGGAAGAAGCCGCAAACGAAGAGAAGAAGGAAGAAGCCGCGAACGCTCTCCCGTCTGATGTAATGGTGAAAGATTTTTCCGACGCTCTTGGAATCACTTTCAAAAAAGCTCCGACGCTCCGCGAGCTCGCCGCGCTTGTCCTGCCGGAAGCCGCGAACGCTTCCCCTGCGGAGCTTATCACTGCTCTGAACGCGAAGCGCGAAACACTGCGCAAACCGTCCGCTGTAAATTCTGCGGGCGCAACCGGTGCAGCGTCTATTGACGAACTGCTCAAGTCCATGTAAGGAAATCAACCAGGAGAAAACCGAAAATGCCTATTTCACCACAGAGGGTCGGATCGACCGCACCAAAAACAGGAACTTTCCAGTACGGCGCAAAGCGTCTTGCGGGGATTCCTCTCAAAATCCCCGGCGCTGCCGGCGTCTCTTCGGTTTCTAACCGCAGGATTGTTTCTCTGCAGGTAGACGCATCGAACGTTCTCTACGCTGTAGTTTCCCCGGTTGCACTCGCTTCCCATACTATCGTGGGTTGGGGTGTACTCGAAGAAGCGCTGCAGTCAAACGGCGTGAATTCCATTGCACCCACTCCGAACAACTTCGAAGACGGGGACACCGTAGTTGTGCTTCGAGACCCGAATGAAGTTTACATGATCGACGTTGACCCGTCACATGTTCCCACAGAAGGGATCAATACCGCGTACCTCGACGTACAGGGCCGCCTGTCGTCCGTTTCCGGCGGTTCGAACCTCGCCTTGCTGGGTTCCGTTTTCTCTGCAACTCCGGGCAACCAGCTTTCCGGCCAGCTTGCGGAAGACACAAAATTCTATCAGCTTTACACGGCGCTGAAACCATAACCACACAGGAGCACAGAAAGAAATGCTTGGAATGAGACGCATCAACAAGAACCCCGCAGAACAGGTAGTGAAAAACTTCCTGGCGGCCACAAACGCTTACGCTGACCAGCTCAGGCAGCAGGGCGAACCCTTTGAATTCCTTTCGGCGAAGAACGCCACAGAGGTTTATCAAAAACTTGTAAAAACCGCAATTGCGCTTTCGGATGTTTCACACCCGAAACACAATGAGGTTTACAATTCACTGACCGCGCAGTTTGGTAGAAACTCCGGCACGGTTGATTACTTCCGTTCTATGGGCGAGGCTCTGCGCGTCGATGCCGCAGAACTGGCAAACGTGTATTCAAAAGCGGGAATGCCCGCCGAGAAAGCCGTAGAAGCCGCGTTCAACTCCATTGCGGGCAACCCGGTGTATGACCATTTCGGAAACCTGAACCTGCTTGCAGCGCAACTGTATCAGGACATGGCTTTCCTCGAAACGTTCCAGTCAAACGGTGACGCGTTCGCGGTTCCGCTCGAGCCCGGCAGCACCGGCCTTGACACGTCGCGTTTCCGCGCACCGGTTGAGCAGGTAGTGGGTTCCGCAAAGATCCTGCAGGGCGACATCAACCCGCACAGCTCTTTGCGTACCGATGCGAACAGAACACAGATTAACCTGTTCAACGAATTCAAGAACGCGTTGACGCTTGGCACCGTGTTTTCGATTTCCCAGGCACAGAGAGACCAGACGCTAGGCTATGAACGCGCGGTGTCTCCTGCTCTGGCGGGTTTCATCCTGCAAAACCGGTACTTCGCTGCCGCGCAAAAGCAGGTAATGAAGCTCGCGGAATTGATGTTTGTGGGCGGCCTGAACGCGGCCGGCGATTATACGCCAAACGTGGGCGGGTCTTACGGTATCCTGTCGGATGCAATTCAACTGCAGCTTTCTGACTGGGATGCGAACAACCCGAACGTTGCAACAAGCGCGGACTGGGCGGCGAACCCTACAAAGCTGATCCAGAAAGTGCAGAATGCGATTTACAAGCCCACGTCGGTTTCTGCGCAGCTCGATCCTACGATTGACAGTGCGAACATGTACAAGGAACTTGTGCGTCTGTTCCAGCTTCCTGCGCAGCAGAACGTCGATTTCGCCCCGCGTGAATGGACACTCTTTGTGCCGTCTAGCTGGTATGGACTCGCCATGCAGTACCCGTCCGGCGGAACGTTCAACAAGCAACTGCAGGAAATGGTCAAAACCGCGACAGGTGACAAGATTGTGACCAAAATCAACGTGGTTCCGACCAGTCTTCTGAACTACGGTGCGGACATTGGCAATGGCAACACGAACGCCTATAACTACATGGTGCTTGTGGCGACAGGGTGCCGTCAGGAAAACAAACCGATCATCATGCCAGGTCAGACAGCCGTGCCTGTGATTACGAGCGAGAACGTCAGCGCGTCGATCATGAACTTCCGTACCGAATACATTTTCGGCGGACCGATGGTCATGCAGTACGGCGGCGCGTTCGTTCTGGAATTCAGTCAGGCCGCTTAACGCCGGGAAATCATGGACCCCGCTGTTTATCTAGACGAGCTGAAAATGCGTCTGCAGAACCCTTCGGTCTCAGACGCTGACCTGCTCGTCTACATAACAGCGGCGGCCCGTGACGTTTCCAACCCCTCGTTGTACTCCGCGTCTGACTATGACGCGCAGATTCTCGATACCGCCTGCCAGCTTCTGGCGATTGACAACAAGTTCCCTGAGATCCAGTCAGTCAGCTCGCAAGGCGTTTCTACTTCATTTTCTTCGAACGACCCCGAGCGATACCGCCGCCGAATTGCGAGCCGCCGCGCTGCGGCCTGGATGAAATAGCCGTGGGCGACATAACCAGAGACCTGCTCTCCTACGCAATCGGCCGCAATGTGGTTGAAAAGGTGGTTCTTATTACGCTGCTTTCGCAGCCGTCCGCAGATGACGACGGTTCATTCACGTTTTACAAAGAAGAGATTGAAGCTGACGCGCGCGTGGTTGCGCTTACGTCTTCGGAAATCCAGAGACTGCGGGAATCCGGAATTACTCTGAACCGCGGCTTTTCTGTGGCGCTGGTAGGCGAACGCCAGAAAGCCCCGGACCAGGTGCAGCGCGCCGACGGCACATTACTGAAAGTTACTGCTTACACAATCGAAGAAGGGACCAGCGTGTTTCTGTGTGACGCGCCCCCGCTAGGTGCTGATGGCGTGGCCTACGGCTCGGGGTACTCGTCTTCATGAGTTTCACCCCGCAGAC